AAGGAAGTAGAAGAAATAAAAGAAAGGAAAGTATGACTAAAAAAACAAAAAAAGATGATGATAAAAAATATATACCAGATGACCGAATATGTATTTTTTATGTAGCTGATAGAATTTATGATTTTGAAAACATTAAAAATCATAAAAAATTACAAAAAGAAATTACCGAGTTTAAAGATGAATTACTTCGTAATATTGGTATTGATGTAATGATTAAAAGAGAAGCTAAATATCATAAATGAATGAGTTAAAATTAAAAACTTTGTGCCATTTTATTTTGGCGAGGGGTTTTCTATATCAGCAATTTCTTCAGCGTTTAAGTCCAGCAGATCAGGAGTATCTGACCAAGACACTTGAATTTTCTGATCTGTTTCAATTTTTGTCGGCTTATTATCAGAATAAAGATCAGTTAATTTTCCGGCAAGATAAGTAATAAATTTTGTCTTTTCCCTAATCCATAGTATTTGATTAGGGTTTTCTACCTCCTGATACTGAAATATCTGTAACAATTTATCAATTAGAGTTTGAATACCAATTTTACGAGCTTCAATGATTTTATCATTCAATTCCTTGTTTTTCTTTAAGATGGAGTATAATTTCATCAAGCTGATCTGTGAAGGGTTTAGTGTCCGATCCTTTATTATTTCTGTAAGGGTTTTTCCTTCTATAAGATTGCTTATGATAGTATCTTGATTTTTCAGTAGTTCCAATTCTTGACTTGACTTTTTCAAAATAGTATTTGCTGACTTCTTCTCTTGATTTGTTTCTGAATTGGTAGAGTGCTTGGAGTTGGTTAATTCTTGTGTCATCAGTATAGTTCTTTTTATTAAATCCTAATATATTGTTATAGCCATGAAATCTACAGAAAAACATTCCATTCGCAAGTGGAAAACCTTTGGCTTGGCAAGGTCTCTTAGTCCTTCTTGTAAGTCTTTGACAAAAAACTTTTCGTTGCTGAAATCCTGCCATATTTATCCTTATTTTGTGCTACCTTATTCTTATAGAAATAATTAGTTTTTTTGCGGAGATTATCCACTTCCTTTAATATAATATTTTTGGGAACATATCTCTTATTCTTATCCTCTTGTATCTCTAAAGCCTTTTTACAAAAATATGGGTTGTCTTTATCAATTATTGCTTTCTTTAGTTGTTCAGGGGTGTATTTATTCGCTAATCCTTTTATAATATGTTCATTACCGCTACCACTACCTGAAAGACCTTTTATAAAAATGTTAATGTTAGTATTTATGTTAGTATATGTTAGTTCTTCTAATAGTGGTCTAACAGAAACACCCATGTTTCTCTCTGAAACATCTATGTTTCTCTGTGAAACCTCTGGTCTATAACCCACAATATACTTAGGGTTTATAGTATACAATAAAGTTGATTTTAATCTCTTTTTCATTATAATCCCCGCCTTCTCTAAACATAAAGTGGCTCTGTATATGGTTGTCCTAGATAAACCGGACATATCAGAAATGGTGGCTTTGCGAGGATAGCAAGTTAGGGTTTTAGAGTTAGCAAATTTTAGTAAACAAATAAACACCAAGTAGGCGTGAGATCTGTGGTTTTCCGGAATTGATCTAAAACTTGGGTCATCAAATAGAGCAAACTTTACCCTAATGTGAGGATCATACTTGTGTTGCATATTTACAACACCCCCTGTGTTCTTTTTGCAACGAATATAAATATTCCAACCATTCCTCCTGATTAACTTCATAAATTTCGGTCATAGGCTCACTCACACGCTTAATTCTAAACTTCATGGTGTCATTGGGTAAAGGAGTATAGAATATCAAAAATGCGGGTATCTTTAGGCGATCTCCGACCATTTTTGTAAGGGTTGTAGCTTTGAACTGCTGATTTTTATCAAAACAAGTCTCTTTCACCGCTAAAGGCTCATAACACTTAGGACACACCTCACAAAAATCAAGATCTATTCCTGCTAGACCTTCAAATTGCCTGTGCCAATCATTGTAATCACCATTAGACTTATAATAAGTCCATCTAGCCATTATTTTTTCCTCAAAGATTCTAATTCCTTTTTATGAACTAGATTGTCATATTGATGATCTTCTTTAGCTCTTGCTAAGTCTGCTTTCAATTTTTCAATCTCATCTGTTAGTTTTTTATTTTCTCTTTTTAATTTTCTAAATTTATGGCTTAAATCTATCTCCTCAAACATACCGGTATAAGTCATTTTAACACCTCAATCTTTTTAACAACTTGTCTTGGATAGCAAGTTAAATTTCCAACATCCATTCCATCTTCATCTTCAGAATAAGATGTAAATAGCCACAATTTATCCCTAGTCTTTTTATAAATATAACCAACATCTTGACATATAGAAATGTCATGGTCTAATATATTTTCTTCACTTACCCAAGCCTCTTCGCAAGTAACAATATCCCACCAAGTTATCTTAACTTTGTCGTATCTAAATTTCTTCTCTTTGCCAGTATTCTTCATAAAAATCATTGGGTTGAACTTGTTGTTTTGTACCATCAAAAATCTTCTTCATTACTTTTGGATGTGGTATTCGTTCTCCTTTTGCATACCTTTGAATATTGGTAGCAGGATTGATATTTATGATACCAAATTTTTGTGCGGTTTGAGAATAGCTATAGTGATTTTTAGCTATCCATTCCTTTAAGGTCATATTTTTCTCCTTTTGTTGTAGAATAATACCTATTACCATAGCGGTTATTTAAAGCAAGAAAATAATCAAATAATAGTAGACAATATGGTGTAATAGTATATAAAGAATAGAACAACAAAAAGGAAATAAATGAAAAAACAACTAGAAGAAATACTTCAATCCCTATCAGGTGGAGAGGGTTTGAAACATTTTTCTTTCTCTCAGTTATCAAGAAATAGAACTATCGCTATGCACATTGTAGATTATTGGTCTCGTACTGAAAAACAAAGAAGAGCCGATAAGAAAAGGTATAAATTAGGTTATGGAAGTTTGTCCGGCAATGTGGCTCAAAGATTAGTAGGTAAATATATATTTCGTGGTGCTGAGAGGGAGGAAATTAAAGATAGAGATTATGATAGTATATTTAACCATGAATATAAACTTTATACTAAAGAAAGTTTTGATGAAAGAGATAAACAAATCAAAGAACAAATTAAAGATAAATTACATGGCACTACTCAACAAATTTTAAGTGCGGTTAAAAATATTTTTGGTGATGATGAGTTAAGGTGTGAAAGATATGTAGATACGTTGCCTGAAGATTTGGCTTTAGGAGTTACCGGTAGATTAGATTTTGAAAATGATTTATGTTTTGCGGAGTGTAAAACTAAACCACCTACTGCAAAAGATTATAGAGGGGATATAAAATTTTATCCACAAAAATTACCGAGTGAACCTGATCCGGTTAATATAACTCAAGTAGCTTTTTATAAAATTGCAAGTGGTAAAACTCCATTTTTATTTTACGCAAATGAAAAGGATTTTATTATTTTTGATGATACCCACCCTGCTTTATTTGATGACCATTTAGAATATTGTTATCAAGAAATGTTAAACAAGGCAAAAACAATTCAGAAATTACTTATACTAAGTAATGGCGATCCAAAAATCGCAGCACAATATGTAGAAAAACCTGATCTTAATCATTGGATGATGAAAGATTTGAGTGCAGATCAACTAAAAACAATCAAACAACTATGGGGATAAAAATGAAAGAAAGAATAAAAAAAGTAATAGACAAATGTAAAAAAGAAGGAACTTACATTACTGAGCATGGAACAACTACTGTAAAAGCCACAAGTAAACTTAAATTTTTTACTGAAGAATTTGCAGGAGAGTTAGGTATCTATACAGATATTATGACTTATGATGATTGTTATATTGGTAAAGCAAAAATTATAAGTCCTGAAGGTACATTGGCTACCGGTCATGCAAAAGTATTTAGGAATAACAAACCTAAAGCAATGGAACTAGCAGAATCCTTTGCTATATCAAGAGCTTTATCTGTCTTTGGTATTTTGGATGAAAGCATCACTTCAAAAGAAGAATTAGATGATCTTAACATACCAAATACAAAGGTGGACCAAAGTGCTGAAGTAATTAATTATCCTAAAAAAAAGGTAACTTCAGTAAAATCAGTCATTAGAAACATTGATGCAGCTATGCACCTTTCAAGGTTAAAATATCTTAAAGATGTAGAGTTTAAAAGTGAATTTAATGATGCAATCAAAAATCATCCTGCAACATATAAAGATTTAATGAATCATTATGAAAACAGGAAGATTCAACTA